GCGTAGGCAAGGCTTTGAGCGATGATACGCCAATTTTAACGAGCAATGGCTGGAAAAATCACGGTGATTTGCAAGTTGGCGATGAAGTCATCAGTCCGAAAGGCCAGTTCGTAAAGGTGCTGGCAGTGTCTCCTAAGTGTAAGCTTGATGTGCGCTGCCACTTTTCTGATGGCACATATATTGACTGCCACGAGAACCACGAATGGCCTGTCTTCAACCGCCATAAGAATGGATTCGATGTGGTCGAAACCAAACGGATGATGGCGGATTATGTTACTGACACGAAGGACGGCATAAGGTTCTGTTATCAGGTTCTTTTCAAAAATTTTGTAGAGGGCGAGTATAAGAAACTGCCTGTTGAGCCGTATACACTAGGTGCTTGGCTTGGTGATGGTCGCAATCAGCACCCGGATATTTGCGAACCGCCTTGCGATCGGGCAATTGTTGAGCGCGTCATTAACGATGGATATCCTGTTAGCTGGCATACGGTTCACAAGGGTACTGGCGTTGAATATTACGGATTCTCTGGTTTGCGACAGGCGCTTCAAAAAGGCGATATGTGCCATAGCCACCGCCGCTGCGTAAAGCACATCCCAGAAGAATACTTTACAGCCAGCATTGCACAGCGCATGGAGTTGTTGGCTGGTCTGCTTGACACGGACGGCACATTGCGGACAAAAGAGCATCGGTATGCTTTTTCTACCACAGAACCGCAAATGAGAGACGATTTTATTACGCTCGTTTCCACGTTTGGGTGGCGATGCAGCGTGGTAGAATATCCACCTCGTGTGTCCTCTAGTGGCGTTAAGGGCAACTTGACCGTTTACGCCATTGCCTTTAATCCCACTTGTCCCATTCCGTGTGTTGTTCCTCGCAAGCAGCTAAAAGAGTTCTCCAAACCTCGCCGCGTGGCATTCTGCGGATTTGAGCGCGTCGAGCCGAAGCAAGGCAATTGCATTCAGGTTGAGGGCGGCGTGTATTGCGCTGGTAAGCGTCTGATTCCTACCCATAACAGTACCCTGTGCATCTTCATCACATGGCTGATGGGCAACCGCCCTGACGTTGCATCGGTCATGAGCGGTCATTCTGACAAACTGACAAATGGCTTCTATGGTGAAGTGTTGTCCATCATCACCGACCCTGTTACCTACAACTGGGGCAAAATCTTCCCTGACGTTCAGCTTGTGGACAAGAGCGCAAAGGACGAAAGCGTTGACTTGAACCGGAAGAAGCGCTTCCCCACCCTGACCTGCCGCTCCATCGGCGGTACGCTGACCGGTGCTGTTGAAATCGGCGAGGGTGGCGTTCTGTACAGCGATGACTTGATTGAGGACTTGGAAGAAAGCCTGAATGTTGAGCGTCTGAACAACAAGTACGATGCTTACCTGAACCAGTTGAAAGACCGTAAAAAGCAGGGCGCATTGGAATTGATGGTCGGTACACGCTGGAACGTGCTTGACCCTTTGGGGCGCATCCAGAACCAGTATGCGGACAATCCGAAATACCGCTTCCGGGTCATTCCTGCGGTGGACGAGAACGGACACAGCAACTTCAATTATGACTACGGCGTAGGTTTTGACGATGCCTATTACGCCGACATGAAGGCTAGCATTGACGATGCAACATGGTGGGCAAAGTACATGGGCAAGCCCTATGTGCGTGAAGGTCTGCTGTTCCCCGCTGATGAACTGCGGTATTTCAACGGCGTTTTGCCTGACGGTGAGCCTGATCGCAAGCTGATGGTCATGGACATTGCATGGGGCGGCGGTGACTTCACAGCCTGTCCTATTGCTTATGTGTACGGAGATGCCGTGTTCATTCCTGACCTCGTGTTTAACAATGGCGATAAGACCGTGACCAGACCGGAGGTTGTCGGCAAAATCATCCAGCATAAAATCAACGTGGTGCGCGGCGAAGCCAACAACGGCGGTGATGAATACTGTGACGTGGTGGATAGCCAGCTCCGTCAGCAAGGCTATCACTGCTCTGTTCGCAGCCAACGTGCGCCCAGCGGTCAAAGCAAGCTGTCCAGAATCATCCAGTATGCGCCGGACATCAAACGGTTCTACTTCCTTGACGAGAAGCACCAGTCGAAAGAGTACAAGGCGTTCATGGAACAGGTGACGATGTTCACGCAGCTTGGCAAGATTCCGCACGATGATGCACCAGATAGCTTGGCGCAGCTTGCCGATGAACTGTACAACGGAATCAGTAAAATTGAGCCTGTCAAGAGGCCTTTTTGATTAAAAACACAATATATTGTGTTCGCTGGGTCTATTTATTTGATTTCACCACTTGACAAGGCTTATAATGTACACAGGAAGTTTTGCAGCTTCCCTTAAAGGAATAGCTTGCACGCGGGGTTTGTCATTTTTACCCGCGCGCGTGTCAACAAGCATATTCCTCCTTTCACCGGTGAAGGTTTGCCACTCTTTCTCTTCACCGGGCTTTATATGTTGCGTTTCCGATTGATTGGGGAATGCCAGCCTGTCTCCCCCACGGCTGGCGAGCAACGGTTCGATTCCGTTACGCAGCACAACCATCTTCTTTGCTTGGCTTTCTATTCTCTGAATCCTCCACCGCTACTCCCGGCTCTCGATGCAATGGTTAGACATGACATTGCAAAGAGCAGCGGTTAACCAATCAAGCCGGGTTTATCACGGAGTGGAACAGTCTGGTAGTTCGCCAGGTCACGGCCGCATAGCCGTCTGGAAATCGGTGGTTCAAATCCATCCTCTGTGACCAAACACCGCAGCCGACCTGTTTGACGTTGTCCAACGAACTGAATGTTAGGGCTGCGGCGGCTTTCCCAGGCGGGAATAGCGTGACTGGTAGCGCGAATAGTTTCCCAGTAGCTTCTGACAGGCCTGTGCTCAACAGCCTGTTTCCAGAAATCCAACGAAAGGAGCGCTCATGCTAGTTAGAATCTGTTGCCCTTGTATCAGGCAGAATCCAATCTATAAGAACGTCCGTTGCAACCGCTATCTTGGCGAAGTGGACGGGCGATATCATTTCAAGTGTGACAGATGCAAGGGCGTTATCGAAGGAGACACAAGGGAAGGATGGGCCAAAATCATCCATCCACCTGAAAAGTAAATAGCTTTTGAAGCGCAGTTTTGGCGCAGTGAGATAAACCTTAACAGGTTTGTCTTGCTGCGCTTTTTATTTTGCCAGAAAGGAGGAGCACATGGCTGAGTATCAGGTGATTGTTGACGGCTTCTTGAATGAGCCGCTGACCGGGCGCAGACCGATTGAAACGCCGGAGACGGAAATCAACCGGGAGAACGTTCTAAAAGTGGTTATGGGCAAGGCAGAGCCTATTCATCTGCTGAACAAGAACGAGATTCGTTTCCTGCATAACTACTACTTGGGCAGTCAGCCTGTCCTCCACCGCACAAAGGAATACCACGCTGAAATCACCAATCGCATTGTAGAGAACCACGCTAACGAGTGTGTTGGTTTCTACACAGGCTACATGAGCGGCACACCTTGCTCTTATGTGCGGTCTGAAACGGCAACTGGTGACGGTGAGGAAATCGCCCGCCTGTCCAACGCCTTGCAGTATGAGGGCAAGGATGCGCTTGATCGGCGGCTCTGGCAGTGGATGTTGGAGTGCGGACATGGATACCGCATTGTTCTCCCTGACAAGGGGTACAACGGCAACTACCCGGACGAAACGCCCCTGCTAGTGGATGTTCCTGACCCGGACATGGCGTATGTGATTTACAACTCCGGCATCGGGCACAAACCAATTGCCAACGTGCTACACATCCCACGCAATTATCAAAACGACCTAAACGACCTGATTTGCGTGTATACGCCGAACCAGTACTTTGAAATTGACAACGGCAAAGTCACAAAATCGGAGAACCACTCTCTGGGAATGTTGCCGATGGTCGAATACAAGCTGAACCCGGAGCGGATGGGTTTGTTTGAACCTGCAATCCCTGTGCTGGATGCTATCAACCTGTTGGAAAGCAATCGGCTTGACGGCGTAGAGCAGTTTATCCAATCCATCATGGTCTTTATTAACTGTCTTGTTGATAAAGAAGCGCTGGAAGCTGTTAAAGCTATGGGCGCAATGTCAATTAAATCTACTTCTGGACTTGCTGCCGATGTAAAACAGCTTGCAAACGAACTGAATCAGCAGCAAACGCAGATTTTGATTGATTCCATGTTGAACGTGTACCGCAGTCTGACTGCCATGCCTAGTGCCACCGGCAGTGAGAACGCAACGTCTGACAACGTGGGTGCAGTTATCGTCCGTAACGGCTGGAATCACACCGAAGCAAGGGCGCAGCAGTACGAGAATATGTTCAAGTACGCTGAACGCCAGAGCCTGTCTGTGATGCTCAAAATCCTGCGTGACACGGCTGGTTCTAAGCTGATGGCAAGCGACATCAACATCAAACTGCCACGCCGTCAGTACGACAACCAGCAGAGCAAGGTTCAGATTTTTGCACAGATGATTCAGCAGCCGATTGACCCGCAGTTGGCGTTCACTACGCCCGGTCTGTTCCCTGACCCGCAGGCTGCTTATGAAATGAGCAAACCCTTCCTGATTGCTTCCGGCAAGCTGGGCGAGGATGGGAAAGCACCGAAGCCGCAGGAACAGCCCAAACAGGATGTTACCGACACAAATGTCGGGAACATGGCAGATGAACAGTCTGACAATACCAATAAAGAAACAGAGGGCGAATAACCCTTTGCCATAAACACGGCAGGGAAGCCGGGATACAAATTTCGCAGCGTTGCAGGGAAGCAACGGTAAAAAAACGCAGGAGGAAATTAACGATATGAAACTCAATGTGTTGCTTGGTGATGCCTACAAAGAGGGCATGACCGCCGATGAAATCATTTCTGCGCTTGAAAAGGTTGCAGACCCTAGCGCAGAGGTTGAGAAGCTGCGTAACGCCGTGACGAAAGCCAATGGCGAAGCTGCTGAGTACAAGAAACAGCTTAAGGCAAAGCGCACCGATGACGAGAACGCCGCGCAGGAACAGGCTGACAAGCTGGCAGAGATGCAGAAGCAGATTGAAGCCCTGACCGCCGACAAGGAAAACCTCGTCAAGGAAAAGACCCTTGCATCCTACCGTGAGAAGTTCGTTGCACAGGGCTATGACGCTGAACTTGCCAACAAAGCTGCATCTGCACTGGCTGACGGTGACATGGACAAGGTTTTTAAGTTCCAGTCGGAGTTTATGACCGCCCACGACACTGCTTACAAGGCTTCTCTGCTGAAGGATATGCCCACACCTCCGGGTGCGGATGGTAATGGTGACGGCGCAGATAGCGCAGGCGTTTCCTTTGCTAAACGCTTTGCGAAGGAGCGTGCAGACGCAAACAAGGCATCGAGTGACGCAATGACTGCTTTCCATTAAGGAGGAAAACATGAAGTACACCAATACTCCGGTATCGGCTCCTGAAAGCACTATTCTGGCTGCTGATACCTACGTTGCCATTCCCTTTACCGTCAAGGAGACCAATGCCGTTCCGGCTGGCTATCCTATGGCAAAGACTGGCCTGAAAGCTGCTGCCACTACTGGCACCGGCGTTGCTGATGCGGCTACCGATGCCATTGGCATTCTGCTGCACACCGTTGACCCTGCTGTCAACCCCAATGGCGCACTGCTGATTCAGGGCGTTATTGATGTGGACAAGGCAAAGCTGTCCGGCTTTACCTATTCTGCAAACGATATTGCCGCTCTGAAAAAGGCTGTTCCCGCCGTTTTCTGCCGTACTGATGTTGGCGCAAAGAGCGAGTAAGGAGGAATAAATTATGGCACTGAATCTGAATGAAATCTTCTCTCCCGCTGCGATTGCCGCCTACTGGACGAATGACCCGACCAATGCGCAGCCCTATGCTTCTGATGCTCTGTTCCCTGCCCGTAAGAAGGTCAGCATGGAACTGAAATGGCTTCGTGGTCACAAGGGCGTTGGCGTTTCGCTGAAGCCTAGCGTGTTCGACACTAAGGCTACGTTCCGTACTCGTCAGGGCATCAAGATGACCGAGACCAGTATGCCGTTTTTCCGCGAGGGCACTCACATTGACGAGGAAGACCGCCGCAAGATTATCTCTGTTCTGGCTACCAATCAGGAGTTTGCGGCAGATGTTATCAATCGCGTCTACGATGATACTGCACAGCTTATCACTGGTGCTCGCATCGTGCCTGAGCGGATGGTGTGGCAGCTTCTGGCACCTAAGACTGGCAAGCCCGGCATCTCTATCGAATCCAATGGCGTGAGTTACGTCTACGATTACGACCCGGACGGCACTTGGAAGCAGTCCAATTACAAGGCTTTGGCTACCAAGGAGAAGTGGGATGCTCCTACCACCGCAACACCCATTGCCACGATGACCACTGCTGCAAACACCGTATTGGCAAACACTGGTGAGATTATCACCGATGCCTACATGAACACCGACACTTTCCACAAGATGATTGCTGCGGATGAAATCAAGAACCGTTTCCTGACGGTTATGAAGACCACCACCGCCGTGCTGGTTGATTCCGAAGCACGTTCTGTTGTCGAAACTGCATCCGGTATTCGTATCCATCTGTACGACAAGATGTACAAGCCGGAGGAAACTGCTGCTGCCGAAAAGTATCTGCCCGATGGCTATGTTGTGCTGGCTCCTTCTGGTTCTCTGGGCAATATGTACTATGTTGCCACCCCTGAGGAAGCCGACCTGATGGCTGGCATCTCCAATGCACAGGTTTCCGTTGTGAATACGGGTGTTGCCATTACTACTGAGCAGACCGTGCATCCTGTCAACACCAACATCTACGTTTCCGAAATTGTCCTGCCGTCCTTTGAACGCATGGACGCTGTGTACTGCATCAAGGCTTACTAAGGCGAAAGGAGGAAAGCAGCATGGGAGACCAGTATTCCGAAGCGGCAGTCAAGCTGGGACAGTACATTGCCCCGGCACTTGACCGTGAAGTCACGGACGAGGACTACCCACTCTTCGACCTGCTGCTTGATTTCGCCAAAGACAAGATATTTGCGCAGGGTTACCCCTTCGGCAACAGACCGGACGAGTTGCCCTCGCAGTATCAGTCGTTGCAGATACGCATTGCAGCGGAACTGTACAACCACATCGGTGCAAACGGACAGACGAGCTATACCAACAACGGCATTACTCGTGTGTGGGAAAGTTCCGATGTGGCGCAGTCCCTGCTGAACGAAGTAGTTCCGAGAGTAGGTGTTATCGGCTGATGTTCAATGGAAGCCCGCTGGATAAACGCCCGCTGTGGTATTCAAACCCGGTTGGCGAGAAAACACCTGTTGTGGACGAGTGGGGCAATGAAACTGGCGAGACATCGCAGACGTGGAGCACCCCCGCAAAGCTGATGCTGAACGTCAGCCCGCCTACTGGTTCTGCGGAAGCAAGCCCTTTCGGTGCGTTCACGGATTACAGCTACGTTATCAGTTCGTCCAGCAAAAAGCACAACACGCCGCTTTATGAGGGTACGCACGTCTGGTTTCAGACGGACGTTTCAAAGCCCTTCAATTACATTGTGGTCAAGGTCGCTGAGCATATCACGGACACGTTGTATGCGCTGAAAGAGGTGGCTGCAAGTGAAAATTAAAGTGAGGTTGAGTGATGCCGGACTTCGTGATGCGGAACGTCAGATACAGATTTACAAAGCCACCTTGAACCAAAAAGCGCAGGAGCTTGCAAAATCTTTGGCTGACAAAGGGCTTGACGTGGCAAAAGTTCGCTTTGCCAATGCCGAATATGCTGGTAGCAACGATGTTTCTTGCCGTGTCGAGCAGAACGGAACCACTTGCTCCATTATTGCTGATGGCAAGTCGGTTGCCTTTATCGAGTTTGGCACTGGCGCACACCACAACGAATATGGCGGTGAGCTGCCGTCCGGCGTTGGAGCGCACGGCTCCTACGGTCAAGGCAAAGGTGCTGGCAGACGTTGGTACTACTACGGTGAATCTGGCAATGCTGGTACGCCTGTTAAACAGGTGGATGGCAAGGGCCAGTTGAATTACACCGATGGTAACGAACCAGCTATGGCTATGTGGGGAGCTGTTGAAGAGATGGCTTCTCAGGTCGAAGCAACGTGGAGGGAGGTTTGGAATAGTTGATTGATTATTTCAATTCTATCTTCACGGCTGTTGCTACGGAACTGCGAAAGCAGATTCCTGGCATTTTCGTTACTGGTGAAATCAATGACAGCAACGTCAAAAAGTTTCCTTGTGTGCAGATAGAGGAAAACAGCAACCTTCCTGTGCACATTGATTCTGCCCGGCACAGCAAGTACGCCGCTGTATCCCTTCGTGTGCGTGTCTACTCCAACAAAGAAACAGGACGCATTGCAGAAGCACGTTCTATTGTTGGAATCGTGGATTCCATTCTTGAACCACTCAATTTTTATCGCAAATCGTTTGCCCCATTGAATGGGCTGTATAACAATTCCGTCTATCGGATTGATTGCAGCTACGGGGCAACAATCGGAGAGGACGGAATGATTTACCGAAATTAAGGAGGTAAACATTCTATGAGTACTGCTATCTCCGGTCTGAATACCACCCTGTATTGTGGCGACAGCGCAACCGCTCTGACGAAGCTGTGCGACATCAAGGATGTGCCCGACCTGATCTCCGAACCCAACCTTCTGGATGCCACTACCCTGTCCGACCCTATGCAGGTCAACATCTTCGGCATCATCCAGAGCGACACCAAGTCTTTTACCGCCAACTACAACAAGGATGACTACAAGAAGGTCAAGGAAGCGGGCTATGACGAATCTTCCGAGAGCAACACCGTGAAGTACTACGCCCTGAAGATGCAGGACGGCTCCGGCTTCTCTTGGCAAGGTATGCATCAGGTTGGCCTGTCCGGCTTCGGTGTGGATGAGGTCGTGGAAATGACCATCAACTGCATTTTCACCAAGAAGCCTGTATTCAGTGAAACGCTGACTATCGGCGGTTAACCCGCAAAAATCGAATCAATCAAACCGGGCAGAACTGAACAACGGATTTGGTTCTGCCACTATTTATAAAGGAGAGCATTTAATATGGCTACTATCAATCTGAAATCCGCTGACGGCAAGAACACCTATGCACTGACCTACACCCGCAAGAGCGTGGAGATGGCAGAGCAGCGGGCAGGCTTTGAACTTGGCGAGTACCTGAACGGCAAGGGTCTGCTGAAAAACTCCTACGCTCTGTTCTACGGTGCGTTCTTTGAGAACCATCAGGGCATCAAGCGCAAGGTTGTTGATGAACTGTATGCGCATATCGAGGACAAGGAAACCCTGATGGGCAAGCTGCTGGAAATGTACGCCGATGCAGCGAAGTCCCTGATCGCAACCGATGAGGATGACAAGGAAGCAAAAAACGCGACTTGGGAGGTCGTGTAACCGACCGACCTCCTGATGAAACAAACGGAGAAGAAGAACAACCGTTCTCTTTCTCCAAACTGTTCCACGACGTTGAAGCCTATTACCTCTCGATCGGAATGACCCATGACCAGTTCTGGCATGGAGATGTCTGGCTGGCAAAGGTCTACCGTGACGCAGAGGAAATCCGTGAACGGCGGGCAAATACCGAAGCATGGAGAAATGGCTTTTATATGGCTTCTGCGCTTTCCTCTACGGTTGGCAATATGTTCCGCAAGAAAGGGTCTGCACCCATCAAGTACATGGACAGACCGATTCCCCTTACCCAAAGGGAAAAGGAAGAATACGAGTACCAACGTGCAGTTGAAGCACAGGAGCGCATTAAGAGAATGATGTTCTCCATGATGGAAAAGGATGGTGGTAGTGATGGCTGATGTTGATATTACGAGCTTATCCGTAGAGATTTCTGCGGAATCGCAGGGTGCGGAGCTTAATATTGACAAGCTCGCTACTGCCATTTCTAATTTGCGGACAAAGGGCAACGTCACGAAGGTTGTGAACAGCCTTGATAAGCTGGCTAGTTCTATTGCAACGCTAAAACAGGCTTCCGCTGGAATGTCCGGGCTGGATAAAATCACAAGCTTCTTGAATGGTCTTTCCAACGTCAACACGACTGCAAGCACAAAAAGCATCAACACGGTCGTGAACGCCATTAAGAAGATTCCTGCGGCTGTTTCTGGGCTGAACGGCGTGGACTTCTATTCCATGTCCGGGAGCATTACTCAGCTCACCAACGCTCTGGTCCCGCTGTCTATTTTGGACGCATCGAACCTTAAAGCTCTTGGTAGTGCTTTTAATGCGATCGGCAAGGTGCCTGACCTGACCGATAAGCTGAAAGCGACCGACTTTGATTCCTTTGCAAGCTCCTGCCAGAAGATTTCTACCGCTCTTACTCCCCTTGCGTCTCAGCTTGACAAAGTCGGCAACGCCTTTGCAAAGCTACCTCCGCAGTTGAGTAAGGTGGTGACACAGGCGAACCGTGTGACTGCTGCCAACGAAAAGCAGCGTAAGAGCTATCTCAGCCTGTCGAACCAGATAAACGGCTTCATGCGGAACATGGCAAAGCTGGTTTCGCTAAAAGCCATTGCCGAGTATCTCGGCAACGCTGTTGCGAAGTTCAATGACTTCTACGAAGCAACAGACCTGTTCCATAATGCTATGGGCGATTTGAGCGGTGAAGCTGATACGCTCATTAGCAAGATGCAGGGATTGCTTGGCGTTGACCCGACCAAAGCGATGACCTACATGGCAACCATTCAGAGTTTGGGCACGTCGTTTGGTCTGGCCAGTGACAAGGCATACGTTCTGTCTAAGAACCTGACTCAGCTTGCCTATGACGAAGCATCCTACTGGAATAAGGACGTTGCAGAGACCTTTACCGCAATGTCCTCTGCCATCTCTGGTGAGATTGAGCCTATTCGCCGTCTTGGCGTTGACCTGTCTCAGGCCCGGTTACAGCAAGAACTTCTGGCTCTCGGCTTTAATAAACAGGTTTCTAGCCTGTCTCAGGCAGATAAAGCAGTCCTGCGTTACATTGCCATTATGAAGCAGACCGCCAACATTCAGGGTAACCTTGCGCAGACGATTCAAAGCCCTGCGAACCAGATCAAAATTCTGAAAGCGCAGCTAAATATGCTGGCGAAGTCTGTTGGTTCTCTGCTCTACCCCGCCCTGAAATCCATCCTTCCGCCGCTGATTGCTGCTGTTCAGCTCATTCGAGAGTTTGTTGAATGGGTTGCAAAGCTGATGGGCGTAAAGGTTACGTTTACGGATTTCTCTAAGGGCGTTGGCTCTGGCGCGTCTAGCATTGGCGATGTTGGCGATGCAATGGACAAGACTGCTGGCTCAACGAAGAAAGCGGCAAAAGCCCTTAAAGACTACACAATGGGCTTTGACGAGTTGAATATCATTGACCCGACGCAGGGTGATTCTGGTTCGTCTGGCTCTGGTGGCGGCGCGTCCGGCAACATCTTGGGTGATGTTGACCTGTCCGGTTACGATATGTTTGCCGATTATCTTGGCACCCAAATCGACGAAGTTAAACAAAAAATCAAAGATATGCTTCCCATCATCTGGGCTGTCACTGCTGCGCTTGCATTGTGGAAAATTGTCGATTTCTTAACAGATGTTGCAACAGCAATTTCCAAAATGACAGACTTGCAGAAGCTTGCACTTTCGATTGCAACAGTTGTTATCGAAGCATCGCTAGTATTCAGTTTTGCAAAAGGCTACGCATCTAGCGGAAATCCTCTTGAGCTTTTGGGAGAAGTCGTATCCGCCGCATTTGGCTCTTTTGTCCTCTGGCGTACGATGGGCGCAGATGGTATTACGCTTGGCATGGGTGTTGCTTTTGTGGCAAGTCTTGCAGGTTTGACCTATGCGCTTAGTACTGGCGAAGCAAATCTCGGCGATGCAAGCGCATGGATTCAATCCGCTCTAACAACGGCGTTTGGCTCCATTGCTGGTATCACACTGCTTACTAATCTTGGCGTGGCGGCGGGTACAGCCGCAACACTTTCTATCGGTCTTGCAGGTCTCATTACCTTTACAGGGATCACATTCTCGCTTGGCGAAAAGCTGAAAGAATTTCCTGTTCTTGATACCATTATTACAGCTTTGATGGGAATCTTTGGTGGCGTTGCTGGTGCTGGCATTGCATTGCTTTTTGGCGCAAGCCTTCCTGTTGCTGGAGCCGTTGCCGCTGCTGGTGTCGGTATTGGCCTTGTTCTTCACTGGGCTGGTATCAAATGGGGTGCTAAAGAGAGCGGCGAAAAAACAGATGCCGCCGCAGAAGCCGACATTAAAATGCATTATGTCGAAAATGTTTTTGAACAGCGCATTGAAGCCATCAAACAAATTATCGTTACCAAGTGGAATGCAGTCATTGACTTTATGACTTCTTTGCCTGAAAAGGTCGGGAACATTGTAAACGGCATTGGCGAATGGTTTGGTTCTCTCCCTGAAAAAATCGGATACGCTCTTGGTTTTGCGGTAGGCAAAATCGGAGAGTGGGTTGGCAACATGGTCGTCACTGC